GATATTGCCAAATGCGCTCTTTAAGCCATTCCATACTGGAACGAATACTTTGTTTAATACATCGCTAACACATTGAATCATCGCCATTGAGGCGGCGTGGCACTATGTGATCGACTGTGGTGGCGGGTTGTCCGCAGTAGTAACAGGTGTGTTGATCTCGAGCTAACACTCGCTCGCGAATTTTGCGCCACTTGGTAGTGCTACCTGACTGACTTAAGGCTGAATGTTTAGACACGATTAACCATGACTATTTCATCCCATCCTTCATTCTCAATCAATCGCTTAGCTACATTCATCCTGGCATGGTGCTGCTTTACTATCGGTATCGGTGCTGGATGACTACGCACATATTGAGCCTCAACACATTTAGCCAACGAAGTATTAAACACAACCAATTTACTCTTAACCCCTAACCGCTTCGCTAGGTTAAGCCATATCAACCTATGTTGAGTTATTGTGTGAGTGCCATCGCATACTAAATCTTTACCTGCTTCGGCAGCCTTGATAGCTGCCATCCTCATTTGGGTCATATAAACGTTGCGATCTATATCTCGATTAACCCTAATACCTTCTGTGGATGCGATATAGGCATCCTTCACATTAGCCTTGAGCCAGGTGGTTTTACCTGCTCCTGGCGCTCCCATCAGCACTGTAATCATTTGTCTGTTGAGTAAAACCCTTTACCCTTAAACGATGCAGCTACCGGTGTATATACCCTAGCCATCTCACCATTGCATACTACACATTTAGGTTTAGGTAATTGCTCTTTAATACTGATAGTTATCTCTTGCGTTATACCGCAGCATCTAAACTCATATGTAGCCATTACCACCACCGCTGAACCTTCCATGCATCCCATGCTTTGCATACTCCACCATAGCGGTGGAAAGCATATTCTACTGCCTTTTCAATCTGTCTATTTGGATGCATTGTCTTAAAGTGTGGCGACATAAACTGGAATGCACCACTAGCACCACTAGATCTATTAACCGCATTCCATCTGATGTTAGATTCGCGTTTAGCGATACGCCATAAGCAGCTTGATTCTTGAAAACCGATAATCTTTATGGAATACAAATAAGGATCAATATCTTTTACTGCAATCTTTTGAGCCTCTGATGTCGGCTGCGCTAGACATAGAGATCCCACCAACGCTAGGGCTACCCCCCGAGCTAACCCCTGCGGGCTCGGGGTGAGCCTCTTAAAGGCTCTAGCCATTAGCGTATCATACTTGTCAAGTCGAAAGACAAAACCGCAGGTCAGAGCCATATTTCTTAACCTTGATTCGGGCGTGTCGTTAAATCGACCACCAGCCTTGTTGGACTTGTTTTCCTTCTTTGATCCATGATTCTCTTTGTTTAGCAATTAAACTCCAATCGGTTTCATGGGTTGGTTTGTTGCAATTAGGACATATTTTGTAATTGATTATTTGGTAAATATGGTTACAAAGCTTTGCCATTTATGGCCTTGCAGACTTCACATACTCGACTAATGATTGTCCATGATCCGCAGCCTTTACACCTTGCAATATCATCGCTTGGCACTTTGTCCTCTAATAATGGCATCATGTCGCCTAGTCGTGCTATAAACACATAATCCTCTGGGTTCTCACCCTGACCATTACAACGCATAACTACAAACTTTAGTTTGCCATCATCGCGCTTCTTTTGTTGGTCTATCCAAGCCTTTGGCTGAAATGCTGCTCTGGCTTTGACCTCGATATCAAATGGCGTTCCGAGCACATCGCTCCCGCTAGCACCACTATTTACTGCCCTAGCAGCTTCCCAAAACTGCTGGAAATAGTTGGCTACGACATGCTCGGTTCGCCTACCTCGAACCTTACGACTTTGGTTAGGCATTGTCTAGCTCCCTTATCCGATTTTCAGCTATTTGTAAGTATTTTGCATCCATCTCAATACCAACAAATGAACGCTTTAGAAGCTTGCAGGCCACTCCAGTAGTTCCAGAACCCATGAACGGGTCAATTATTAACTTATCCTCTGGCAATATGCCAATAATGCGTTTCATGACTTCTAATGGCATTTGGCAAGGATGTTCGGTTTTCTCTTTTGAGATGTTTTTAACTTGGTTGATTTCCCACCAGTCATATAACCGCGCAGTCTTGCCTTCCTCAATTCGCTTCTGTATGCGTTTATCAGTTGGGTTCTTATATGGTTGCCCATATTTCTTGAAATCAGGTTTAACCCCAAAGAACGCGATATCTCGATGCTGCTTGGCAGTATTTGAGTTATAAACCCACGACACCACCTTTTCTGGGAATTCACCCACTTGAAACGCTATTTTGTATATTTGCTCTGGATAATGAATTACAACAAATGGCGAATGCTCAAAAACATTACCAAGCATTTCGTAATAATCCTCATCATCAAGATTATCTTCATATTCATTGTATTTATAACCTACATTAAATGGTGGGTCGGTGACTATAATGAAATCATTAGTCAAAGCTCTGATTTTAGCCAATTCAGGCTCTGCATAACCTTGAATAAGGTCAAAAGTCATGACTGATTCTTCGCATGGCATTTTGAGCATTCCCAAATCTTTGTCGCATCATCAGAGCCGCCAACATTCTTTAGATCGCTTTCAGGCTTTGGCTCATTGCACATATCGCAGATTTCAATCTTTTCGGCCTTGTGTAATGGTTGTGGCTCGCCGAGATAAATGATCGTGCCATCTGGTCTATTGATCTGAATGTATCCCATTAGTTTTTACTCCTTGTCCAAGATGGATAAAACATGATTTCACCAAATCCATGTTCATTATTTACAATCAATCGCATTAATCCATTGTTTTCCAAGTGAGCATTAACAATATAAAGATTATCTAAAATATCTTTCGCTTCTGCTAAATCATCCTCTGGAATGGCATTTTCATGTGCATAAAATATCGCCATTAGTTCAACTCCTGTGTTTGAAATTTAGGCTTCTGCGGTATCCATCGGCCAGACTTGTCTAACTCATACCAGATTGGGTCGCATTTGTCGTTCGACCAGACATTGCAGGTATAACCATGATAAGGCTTATTGGTCTTACCAATGCCTTCCTTTAGGGTCATAGCGCCATGCTTACACATTGGCACTTGCTCTGGCGTAATGCCATCGTTTAGAGCTGCTACTGCTTCTGTGACTGGCACTGGCATCTCTTTGACCTCTATAGTCCAGGGATCGCTTGGCTTTTCAACTGGTATTTTGTCTGCAACTCGTTGCTCCCATTTGTTAGGTTGACTTTTTGCTACTTTTTCCATCTCTACTCGAGAAGGCCTGCTGCCCTTTTTTGCAAATCCTGCGTTAGCAAGTGCCCTTCCCAAAGCCGAGCTCTCACAATTTTCGAGCGCCGAAGTAGCGTTGACTCCACGAATTGAAACTGTTTCAGATGCGAGTCCAGAAGCCCAATATCGTTGATCTGCCTCTGTTCTATAAATTCGAGCGTGGACAATAAATCGGTCACTCGTTGCTTCAAGTAATTCTGTTTCCACTCTTCCATCTGGATATTGTTTCCAAAATTTTTCAAGTCTTTCCTCCACTGTTTCATAATCTTCTAAATTAAAAGCCATAAGTTTTACCCCATACCATTTTCTCGACATCATCTATTTTGTAATTGTAATCTTCTGCAAATCTAGCCATAGTCACCAAATAGGCCAATCGAACACGCTTTGCATCCTCGTGCATCTTTAGCAGCTTCTCAAATGCTTCTTGCTCGCTCATAATTCCTCTTTCGGTGTCTTGACTAATGCGGCTGCTTCTGCAAGGTAGCAGATGGCATCGATGTAGTTGTCCAGGTGATCTGGTGAGTTGTAAATCCTTGCCAGTTTTGTAGCGACCATATCCAAACACCATTGCTCTGGTGTTCGGCGTTCCTCATGGATAAGGGTTTGCAAGCTTGCACTTCTGTAAGCTGTAATGTGGAATTCCCCATATTTGTTCTCACGCTGTAAGAGTATGTCGTGAGCCTCATTAAGCACATCATTCGCCTGCATATCTAAGCGCCTTCTGCTCGCCAACGCTCTTGCCTCTGTAATACCACTCGGTCTTGGCATCCTTATAGCCTTTAATCCAACCAATTATAAAGAAATAGCCGCCAATCGCTATTGCAGCTAACCATTGTAAGTAATCCATGTTGCCCTCGTTTTCTGTGCTATTTGCACATCTGTAGGGTGGCACTTCTATCAGCCAGATACGACATCGCGCATCGGCGTGTTTTATAACGATTTAGTAATAATGCTTTCCGTAGATCGTAAATGACCCATCCTGATTGACTGGGACTGGTATGCAGGTCACGCTCTTTCCATAGACTTCGATAATGCCAAAGCCCATCTGCCAATTAGCGCTTCCAGCGCGTA